GGGCTTTTTTTGTTTTTAGCTACCCCGCTGATACGATGTTAATCCTTAACATCCGAGGTGTTAAGCCTTAACATGCCGGTCGACGTGTTAACAGTTCTTAAGAGTTAATAATTACGCTACCCCCTAGCCCCCCCTAAAGGGGGGCGTAGGGGTAGTAAGAGTGTATAAGAGAAGAGAGGTTAATAGTGGAAACGCTAACGGTGGAATTCCAACCGGATCGAAGGTTATCGAAGAACGGTCTCAGGAAAGGTCACTGGAGGACGACGCAACCGTTGATCCGGCAGGCCCGTGAGGACGCATACGTCCTGGGGCTGATCGAGGCTGAAGGCGGCTGGGTCACGCCGGAGCGGTGCCGGGTCTCGATCAAACAGTACTGGGCGGGGAAGGCCTACGACTGGGATGGTCTTGCGTGTTTAACGGCTCCATATCTTGACGGGCTTGTGGACGCCGGGGCGATGCCGGCCGACGACGACCCTGCCCACGTCATCGAGTACACTATGTCAGCAGAACGGGTCAAGACCCGCGCCGAGAGCCGGGTGGCGGTCACCGTCACGCCTGTCAGTGAATAGGAGGCGCAACCGTGCAGATCAGAGACCGGATAACGGCCCAGTGCGATGAGTGCGCGGGCCGCATAGATATCAGCCAGGGATATAATCCGACATGTGGAAAGCTCTTGGGTGGCGAGCCTCCCGCATCGCGGGTATGGGTGGGCAATAAATTCCATTCGATGGGGGCCACCTTCGCCTGCGCTGATTTGATCTGCCCTGATTGCAGACGGGACGACACCGTGCGGCGATATTCGCGGGAGACTGGGCAGCCTCTGGGCTTTGGTAAATGGCAACGGATGCACGAGTAATCCATAGGAGCCAGACGATGCAGATTAGAGACCGGATCAAGGAACTGCGACGCGTCCCAGCGTCGGAGCTTATCCCGAACCCCAAGAACTGGAGAACCCACCCTATCGAGCAGCAGGACGCCCTCAGAGGCGTGCTGGCCGAGGTCGGGTATGCCGACGCCCTGATCGCCAGGGAAACGCCTGACGGCCTGATGCTCGTCGATGGGCATCTGCGGGCTGAGACCACGCCGGACGCGGACGTCCCGGTGCTAGTGCTGGACATCAACGAGGCCGAGGCCGACCTGATGCTGGCGACCCTCGACCCGTTGGCGGCTATGGCGGGCCGGGATGAGGAGCGGCTGACCGAGTTGCTGTCGACGGTGACATCGGACAACGACACGGTCAACGCCCTCCTCCAGACCCTGGCGAACGGGTACGAGCCGCTGACGATACCGGAGCCTGACCCACCGGATGAGGGCTTCGACGCGGACGGGGCAATGGACGATGTCGAGGCCGACGATTACGAGCCGACGGTACAGCGGGGCGAGGTCTGGAGTCTGGGGCAGCACCGCCTCATGTGCGGGGATGCCACCTCAGAGGACAACGTCGTCGCTCTCATGGACGGGAAAGTTGCGGATGTCGTTATCACCGACCCGCCGTATGGAATAGACGCTACGACCCAAACGCTAGGAACTGGTATAAAACAATTTTACCGAGGCGAATGGGATAAGGGCCGTCCGTCTGTGGCGTTCATCAATCGCCTTGCTCCTGTCCAGATAATATGGGGTGGGAACTATTTCACCGATGAGTTACCGCCCTCTAATGACTGGCTTTGTTGGCATAAGAAAAATGATGGACTGTCCTTCAGCGAGTTTGAGTTAGCGTGGACTAATCTCGGCAAGAATACGAGAATGTTTTCGCACCATTGGTCAGGCGAACTGAAAGCACACCCTACCCAAAAGCCGCTACCGGTGATTGAGTGGTGTATGGGGTTGGTTGAGGGGTTAGTTATCGACCCATTCGTCGGTTCCGGCACGACTATCATCGCAGCCGAGCGTCTGGGCCGTCGGTGCTATGCGATGGAGATTGAGCCGAGGTATTGCGACGTCGCGATCAAGCGGTGGGAAGATTACACCGGGGAGAAGGCGGTGAAGGTCTGATGCCCAAACGCAAGCAGCCGGGACTATACCCGACGCCTCAGAAACGCGCCGAATGGGAGTTACGCCGGTATCAGATGCTGGAGTTGTACAAGGGCGGCGCGACCGAGAAGCAGATCGGGGAGACCCTGGGCGTCGACAAGTCCCAGGTTCACCGGTCGATCAAGCGCGTCCTCGGCGACCTCGCGGAGAAGTACAGCGGCATGGCCGACCAGATGCGCGGCCTGCAAATGGAGCGGTACACGACCCTCCTGTCGCGGTGGTGGCCCCAGGCTCTGGCCGGCGACGAGGCCGCGACGAAGATGGTGATGTCGATCATGCACCGGATATCGGAAATCAACGGCGTGATTCCCAAGGAACCGTTAATCACAATCGACCAGCGGGCGATCCACCTGACCCAGGGCGAGGTCACATTCTCAATCGAGGCAGCAAGTGGCAACTTCCTCCACGGCAACGGCTCCGACGGTGATATATCGGAGACCCAGTCTTTACCCGAAGCAGCAGGCGGCGATATTCTCGGCTGACCGCTACGGGATCATCGAGGGGTCGACGAAATGTGGGAAAACCGTGGCCTGCATCGCGTGGATTCTGGAGCAGGCTATGGGAGGGCTGCGGGGTCAGGCATTCTGGTGGATCAGCCCGGTCTATCCGCAGGCGAAAATCGCCTATCGGCGGCTCAAGCGCGGCCTGCCGGAGACCCTGTACACCGCCAACGAGTCCGAGCTTACGATCACGCTGGTGAACGGGGCGATCATCTCGTTCAAGTCTGCGGAGAAGCCCGACAATCTCTTCGGGGAGGACGTGTACGCCGCCGTGCTGGACGAGGCGACGCGGATGCGGGAGGAGGCGTGGCATGCGATCCGTTCGACCCTGACCGCGACCAGGGGCGATGTGCGGATCATCGGCAACGTCAAGGGTCGGCGGAACTGGGCCTATGCCCTGGCGCGTCGGGCCGAGGGCGGGGAGCCGGGCTGGACGTATGCCAAGCTCACGGCCTCGGACGCTGTCGAGGCGGGGATCATAGCGTCGGAGGAGATCGAACAGGCCCAGCGGCAACTACCGGAGAACGTGTTCCGCGAGTTGTACTATGCCGAGCCTTCAGACGACGGCGGCAACCCGTTCGGGCAGGAAGCTATCCGGGCCTGCGTCGGGGACGTCTCCGGCGATCCTCCGGTCGTCTACGGGGTCGACTTGGCGAAGTCCGTGGACTGGACGGTCGTGGTCGGCCTCGACGATACCGGGGCCGTCTGCCGGTTCGGCCGGTACCAGTGGCCGTGGGAGGAAACCGTTCGCCGGCTGGCCCAGGAGATCGGGCTGACGCCCGCCATCGTGGACTCCACCGGGGTCGGCGATCCTATCGTCGAGCGGCTCCAGCGGGAACTGCCGAACGTCGAAGGCTATCACTTCTCCTCAACATCGAAGCAGAAGCTGATGGAGGGTCTGGCGATGGCGATTCAGACCGGGGAGGTGAGATACCCGCAGGGCGTGATCGTGTCCGAGCTTGACGTCTTCGCCTACGAGTACACCAGGACGGGCGTCAGGTACTCGGCACCGGACGGGATGCATGACGATTGTGTGATGGCCCTGGCCCTGGCGGTATATGGCCGGACGGGTGCGCCGGGAGTGGGGGTATGGTGATCATATATAGACCGGCGATACAGGGCGTCAACGGCCAATCCGTTAACGGATGCGCCAGGGCGTGACGGACGAGACCAAAGAGATGCGATGCCTTGGCTGCGGGAAACTCCTCGCGGAGAAGGCCGCGTCCGGTACGGTGATCGTTTGCAGCCGGTGCAAGACCCGCAACGAGGCCGATTGACGCGGCGTTGCCGGTCGTGGTATCTTCCCTGACAGTGGCCCGATCCGGCGCAGTGTCCGAGGCGCAAGCCCGAACGCCGGTGGAGGTCACTATTGCCGTTCTGGGATGGGCTGTTCCGCAAGCAGCAAGAACTATCGACCACCGTACCGCTCAACCTCGACGTGGGGCAGGCCAGTTATCCCGATGTTAACTATGCCAGCTTCGCATCCGAGGGCTATTCCAAGAACGAGATCGTCCACGCCTGCATCCGCGAGTTAGCGACCTCCGCGGCCTCGCCCCGGTATTACGTCCAGGCTCCCTCGACCGAGGGCGGCTCCGTCGAGATCGAGTCCGGTCTGCTCTACGACCTGACCACCAAGCCGAACCCGTACAGCGACTGGTACTCGTTCGTCGAGCGGTTGGTGACGTTCCTGATGGTCGCGGGCAACGCCTACGCGATCAAGGAGCGGGGCCGAAACGACCAGGTCTCGGCCATGTATCTCCTGCGTCCCGACCGGGTCACAATCGTCGCCGGGGATTACGGGGCCGAGAGCTATATCTACACGGTGGGCGGCACCGAGTACGGGGTCGAGGGCCGCGACATGTGCCATCTGGCCCTACCGAATCCCGCTGGAGACATCTACGGTCTCAGCCCTTTACAGGTCGCGTCCCGCACCGTCAACCTCGATCTGAATATGACCGACTTCGCCAAGGTCTATTTTCAAAACGCGGGCGTGCCGAGCGGCTTGCTCAAGGTCAAGCGGCGTCTAACCTCTCAGGAGGAGGCGTCAACGATCCGGTCGCGGTGGCGGTCTCAGTTCGGCGGCATCAACAACTTTCACCGGATCGCGATCCTCGACGACGATGCCGAGTATCAGCCGATGTCGAACTCGCCGAAGGACATGGAACTGGGCGGGTTGCACAATTTGACCGAATCCAGAATCTGCGCTGTTTTTGGCGTCCCTCCGATTTTGGTGGGCGCAAATGTCGGTCTCCAAAGAAGCACATTCTCCAACTATCGGGAGGCCCGTCTGGCGTTCCACTCCGAGACCCTGGAGCCGATGATCGCCCGCATCCTCCGGTACTTCAATCGCAATCTGTTTGACGAGTACTCCGGCAACGAGACCCTCGCGGTCGACTGGGCCGCGATGCGGGCCGTCCTCGATGATCAGGCGGCAACGACGACCCGGCTGACGGGCCTGTTTGCCGGCGGCATCCTCACATTGAACGAGACGCGGGAGGCTCTCGGCTTCGACGCGGTCTCCGACGGTGCGCTCCGGCGTATTCCGTCATCGATCTTTGAGGTTGCCGAGGGGCAGGCGGCACCGGTCGCGGTCGACGCGGCACCGGTTGAACAGGCCCATCCGATCCTCGCCGAGATCAAGGCTCCTCGCGTCGCCCCTCGCGGTCGGATGCTAGCCCGCCGAATGATCGAGGAGCGGGAGGAGGAGACCGATGATCTGGCTGCAAAGGTCTTGCGGCATTTTCGCGGCATCCGAAACCGGGTCGACGGCATCCTGGGTCGTCACAATCAACGACGTGGGCATCGCCGGGACTCTCGACTGGAGCGACAAGCTCCCGACGGTGCAGCGGGTATTGACCCAGGCTCCGACGCGGGCCACGATGATCCACCGGACGACCTCCAAGGCTATCGGGCGGGCGGTGGGTATCGGCCTGGAGCGCGGGTACTCCATCGAGCAACTAGCGCGAGGCGTACCGGACGACAAGTTCCCTGGCATCCGTTCGATCCTGGGCGAGACCGAGAACCGGTCGAGACTGATAGCCCGCACCGAAATAATGCGCAGCCAGAACCAGACCACAGTCGGCTTCTACAAAGAGCAGGGCTTCGTCTATGTCCAGGCTGACGACGTGGACGGCGATCCAGACGACCTCTACGTCGATCCTGGTGATCCCTACGAGCGAACGTGCGCGGAGCGGCACGGCAAAATTTACACCCTGGACGAAGCCCAGAACATAGACGACCACCCGAACGGGACGCTCAACTGGGTTCCAATGCCGCGAGGCTACAAACCGGAGGGGGAGCTAGGCGTTCCGAGCGTACCCGTGGACAGGTCAGACCCGCTCTCTGCCGACTTCAACGCTGCCGC